AAATGCCGTTGGCCGCACCGTAATAGCCAACCCGTTGGCGCAGGTTGGCCTTGGCAGTGCCAAACACAAACGTGTTCATCACCAACAGGCTCTTACCCGGCTGGTACGAAAAGACTTTGACAGTCTCTCGGATGATCTGGTCACCGTTGGCCGAACCAACCGTCAGGTCCATCAACCCTTCATTAGCGTTAAACGTTGCCGCTGCGGTGCCGGTTATGCTGTTGACCCACAGATTGTTGTCCGCATAGCGGTGAGAGGAGTCGAACAACGTCAGGGGGTTACTGACACGCAAGCGTCCGAAGGCGTCAACGTTCGTCCCGCCAATGGAAACAGGGGTTGGGGTGCCGCTCATGTCTATCGATCCTCCACCATCCCCATGCCACGCATACGCCGAATCCTTGTCTTCCGTGACTGTAGGGGAATAGGTGTTATTAAGCTGAAAAATAACCTGTTCTAGCGAACGAACTAACTGGTCAAACTGCTCCTGACTGTAGTTAACGGCCGCTGCGTTAGGCAGACGGACGTTGAAGATCTTACTCATCTCAAGCCATCCGGCTGGATATCGACACGCATCGTGCCGAAGCGCCAGTTGGTATCAATCTCAGAGCTCTCAATCTGCAACGCAATCTGTCGCCCGCGCGCACGCGTGTCCACCTTGTCTGTACCCGGAGAGATGACATACGGGTCAAGCGAGCTCGGCGTCGCGGAGACCTGCGGATACAAGCGCAACAGCAACCTCACCGTGAGATCGCCCTCTTGGTTCTTGAAGTCCGGGATGAACCGCTTCATGAACAACACCTGATCGCCATCGCCGATGTCGAAGTACCCCGACTTGACGTACGCCAGGATCGGATCGCCGTTGCCGTTCTTGCCAAACTCCTGGTTATAAAGCACCGCACGGCCCGCCGTGAGTCCGTAGATCGTGCTAATCGTCGACTCCGTGCTGTCAGCATCGTACTTCGTCGCCATCGGGTAGGCGTAAGTGCCCAGGTCCACCCAAGCGGAACGAGGCATAGTGCCCACGGACCACACTTGCTCGAGGTAGTTGTAAGTCACAAAGCGGTCGATGTAGTCATTGTCCTCGGTGCAGTACCACCAGGTCACTTCGTTAAACTGCGTGTTGATTCCTACGTGCACTTTCTGTGCTTGCGTGAAGTTCAAGTCCTTGAACACGTAGTCCTGCACCGTGCAGGGGAGCTTTTTGACCACACCGTCGAACACGAAGAAGGCGTCCTTGCTCATCCAATACGCCACGCCGTTCACATCCGCCGACGCATGCGGCCCGATAAGGCCACAGTTGGCCCCGAGCTGCTGGAAGCCAAAGGTATACGGCGGTCCAAGGTACTGCATGCCATGCAGTGCCGTGTCCGTCCAGATCAGGATCTGTCCGCGCGAGCGAAGCGCCGAAACAATGTAGTTCCCGTCCGTCAAACGCTGGCCACCGGCCGTATTGGTCGCTGTCGCAACAAACGTGTTGATGTCTTCTTGGTTTGAGAAGCGGACGTACATCGGATCCTGCGTAGAAGGCGTCCCGATGGTCGATTCCGTGCCAAAACAGATCAAATGCCTGTCCGGCGTTGACACCAACGCGTACTTGCTCTTGGTCGGCGCGCCAGAAATAGCGGTCGCACGCACGCCAATGCCAGTGCTTGGGAACCACTCGTAAATCCCACCATCCACCGCTTGGAGAATGAGGTTTTCGCCGTAGTTATCGAACTGCCAGACGCGGGAGAACAGAGCAACCGAGGCAGAAGGCGGGCGCGGGGTGCCCCAAGTGCTCAAGCCCCACGTTCCAGTGCCCCAGCCGAAGTCCGAGTAGCTTACATCCGACCCCGTGTTGATCTGGTAGGTCGCCGTGGCCGTGCCTGCCGCCGTGGCGGTCGAGGTCGCGCTGGTCGGCGCTTGGATGGCGTACTCATTGGCGTTCAGAACCTCGATAATCTCAAACTCGTTGTTCAAACTCGCGTTCGGGATGCCGCCGGGGTTGCCTGTCGTCGCCGAAAGCGTGACAAAATCGCCTGTAATTGCCCCGTGGCCGCTGTCGTTGACCACAACACGGGCCAATCCGTTCGTCGTGTCAAAGGTCACGCCCGTATTCGTGTCCCGAATAGGCGTAATGTCCGCCCAGGTACCGCCGTAGTAGACGTAAACCTTCTTGTTCGTGCCGACGGCAACGTAGGGGGAGCCCTCGAGGTCCGTCCAGGTGAAGACTTCGCTCGGCATGCCCACCAAATAGGCCGTGGTTTCACCAAACGGGGCCCAGCCGCCGACCTTTTCAGGCAGCCCATAGCGAAACCGGACGTAATCGGAGTCGATCCATCCGCCTTCTGCGCCGTATTCGGTGTTTTGCTTATCTACACCCGGCTTTAAAAAGAGTCTAAGTAGTGGCATACGCGCATCCTACTTGATTGGACCGCCGACGAGCCAGGCGTCACAGGTCCGATCGCCAGCGCACTTAAAGTGAAAGAGTTCGCAGTACCCGAGATTGGCCGCCGCGACCACATCCGGGGCGTAATTCTCGTGTTCCATCTCCTCGTCGTAGTCATGGATGCCCTTCTCGATACAGGCAATCATCTCCGGGGTCTGGATGAACGCCGCGCAGTTGCCACAGCGGGCCTTCTTGGCCTCGCGCACCGTGGTCTGCCACAGCTCGGCCTTCTTGTCCCAAAAAGCACGCGACTCGGACTCCGGGTTCAACGGCCCGTAGCCATACTCCTCGATCGCATTGTTGCGATTCTTGAGGTTGACATGGATATCCATCGTCGCTTCCGGGCAACCCTTCTGCCCCCGCTCATACGACTTACGAATCTCCTGCCCAATCGCGTCCTTTTTGACACTCGCCATGCTTCACCTGTACTGCGCCGTCTTGCGAGCGATCGCCTTCGGCTGCTTTACAAACTGTTTGCCTTTTGCTTTGCCCTTGCGCTTGGCCGCGGTCGTGCGCGCGTACTCCTGCGGGGACAACGCCTTAATGGCGGCCTCGGGCAAGTACCGCTCGCCCGTCTTGCTCGAGGGCTTGCCGGACTTTGTACGCCATTTCTGGGCCGTCCAATTCTTCAATGACTGCTGCGGTGCGCGCATGTTAATCCCTGTACCCGCCGCCAGCGGCCTTATAGCGTTTCGCCAAGAGCTGTGCCTTGCGCGCGCTCCAGCGCCCTGCGCCAGTGCCCTGCGTGTTCGCGGCCTTGATCGAATTGAACAAACGCTTACGCAGCTCGGGCTTCGTATAGTTACCCGCTGCGTTGACTTTGGATTTTGCCTTAGCTTTACGCATTTTATTGATGCTACTCGTCAATGGTGTTTGTCATGGAGTTGTATTTCGGATGCTGCGTCCTTGCGATAGCTTCAGCTATTTTTCGCTTCCCTTCGTCAGACGACTGATACGCCCGTATTCTGCTAAGAACTTCTTCAGATGGACGCACCATCTGATCTGAATACTGAGGCGAACCCTGGGGTTGCGGCTGTTGCTGTTGCCTCAGCATGGCTAACTGTTGCATCTCCATCTGGGAAGGACCGAATCCGCCCATGGAATAGGGGCTGAATCCTCCCCCCATAAATGGGTTGAATCCTCCCCCGCCATACGGGCTAAAGCCCCCACCCATGAATGGGTTAAATCCTCCCCCCATGAACGGGCTGAACCCGTTGCTCTGGTACGGGTTAAAGCCCGCGCCGCCCAATCCTGCGCCGAGGCTGCCTAACACCCCCTGACTCGCACGGCCCGCCTGCTGCATCGGCGCTTGAGTGGCCTGGGTGGGCTCAATAGTGGCGCTAAAGATTGTCTGCGTTTCTGCCGGGCGCACATAGCCGCCACCCGTCATCGCCATGTTCCCGTCCCCCGTGGATTGCATCTGGGGCTCGCTAAGTTCCGCTGTGCGAGGAGGCGGCGGGGCTTGCATCTGCCGGGCCATCGGCGCCTGCTGCATATTAAACATCGGGGGGTAGCTGCTCATCATCTGCGGATACCCGCCCATGCCGTACGGAGAATAGCCGCCCATCCCCATCATCTGAGGAGCGTAGCCGCCCATCATTTGCGGTGGAAATCCCCCGCCCATCCCATAGCCCATCATCTGAGGGGCATAGCCGCCCATCACCTGTGGAGGAAACCCGCCGTACCCACCACCCATCATGGCAGCCATACTAGCCATGCCCAGGGAAGGCTCTCTCGGCGCCATCTGCATTTGATCAGGCACGCCCTGGCCGACCGCACTGCCCAGCGGGCTGACCTGCTGCGAAAACATAGTGCGGTTGCTGT